GTTGGGCTATGAGATTGATGAGATGACTGCGAACAGGATTGCTGGCGGGTTTAGGCAAATGGAAATTGCTGAGGGCCAACGTCAGGCTGCTGGTGGTGTGTATGAGGCGGCGACTGATCCTTCGGTGTTTGCCGAGCAGAAGATTCTTCAACAGTTTCAACCTGAGGCACAGAGTTTTGCTGCCGGCAATTTGGCTGCAATAATGGATGCCCGTATTAAGGCTTTGGGGGCGTAATGGCTATTGCAGACGATATTAAAAAACTTCAAGAATTTGTTGATAGTGGCGGTCAAAGGTTTGTTTACGAAGGTGTGACTTACAATTTAGAAGATGCCAAAACGCTACTTGGTGAACTTAAAGAAAAACAAAAACCAGAAGTTACGGCAGGTAAAGAAAAAACTGCAAAAATTGAAGAAGCACAACAAGCTGTTAAAAGACTACAAGATGAACTTGAATTAAAATTAAACGTTTTTAGTAAGCCTGAAGAATATGTTACTAAAGTTTCAGTAGAAGAAATACGCAAAGCACAAAGCAATTTGCAATTTGCAAATGAAAGTCTTACTCGTTTAACAAGCCAAACTGATAAGGCTTTAATTTCCCGCAACTTGGTTCTTAATACTCGTGCCGAGGATGCCCGTTTGAAAGCGGCAAATGCGGAAGCCAAAAAATCTGGGCAACAAATAGTTGAGCCAACCAAAACGGAAACCTTACCAACTGCGTCAACGGGGGGCGGCACAGATGGGGCAAAGGTTTTAAAAAGAGCAGTTGATGCGAAACTTGTTGAACTTAATTTGCCTGATACACCGGAGAACCGTAAGGTTGCTCGACAGGCAGTAAAGACTGATAAAACTGCTGCGCTTGGTGCCGAGGATAAATCGTGGGAGCCGTTATTTAAAGAGAACTATCCGCAATACAGTTGGATGTTTACCGATCTTGACCGCACTAAATATGCGGATGTGTTTACTTTGTTCTCTAAAGCGATTGACCCAAAAACCGGTAAACAGATAATGACTGATGAAGAATTTGATCGAAGATACATTGGTACTTCGTTTTACCGTGGGCTTGAAAGTAGTAAAAAAGGTCGAGAGTTGTCAACTGCTATCGGTAACTTTACTTGGGGTTCAGGTAATTTGGCGAAGTTTTTGACGAAGGCTATCCAGTTTGGGTATGAGGGCGACAACCTGAAACAGCAGGCTTACGCTGAACTGTTCAACAAAGTCGACGGCAAATATGTTAACGATCTAGCAGTCAACGAGGTTCGTGCTTCTACACCGTATTTGGCTTTGAAAGATATTGGTAAACAATACTTTTTTGATTTTGCTGATTCGCAGGTTGAACAGGTTTTGGCTGGTACGCCGAACGCTGATGGTGTGGCTGTTTCTCGTGATGATTTGATTCGTAAAGCTCGTCTTGCTGCGAAAGCAACGTATGGGCATTTGTCGGAACAGATTGATGCAGGTTTGACGTTAGAGGATTTGTCTGCTTCGTATAAGGAGAAGGCTGCGAAACTTTTGGAGTTGGACCCGAACACGATCAATTTTGCTACAGATTTTAGTGATGCTTTGAATTATCGTAAGGATGGGCAGCCTCGTGTGTTGTCGATGTCTGAGTGGGAGACTGAGTTGCGTACTAACGATAAGTATAAGTATTCGTTTACTAAGCAAGCTAATCAGGATGCTACGAGTATCGGGTTGGCTATTGCTCGTGCGTTCGGAAAGGTTCAATAATGTCTGATATCGGTAGTTTTACTTTCCCTGATCTTGGTATTGAACCGCTTACACCGGAACAGTTGGCGGCTGTTGACCCTGCACAGTTGGCAGCGGTTGAAACAGCGTTAAACATTCCTGGCGCAGAACGAGTAACCCAACCTGCACTACGGCAACAACAAGAAGAAACGGTGACAGAAAGCGAAGCTGAACGTATTGCCCGTTTGGATCGTGAGTCTGCTGAACGTATTGCTAGGCTTAATCGTGAATCTGCTGCGCTTGACCGTGACTCAAGACGGTTTACACCGTCACAAGACGCAAAGAACACCATCAAATCTGTATTGGCGACCTATGGATTAGGCGATCTTTCAGACTATTTGTACGGTGTTTATGCGCGACAAGAAGTAGATATCAATAACCCTGACGCACTTGTTTTTGCTATTCGTGAACAAGATGCATACAAGAAACGGTTTGCTGCGAACGCCGCACGAGCTAAAAAAGGTTTAGCCGAACTAGATCCGTCATCCTATTTGCAACTAGAAAACAGTTACCGTCAACTCCTGCAATCGAACGGTTTACCGCCAGGTTTCTACGATCAGACAGAAGATTTTACTGCACTACTTGAAGGCGACGTATCGCCACAAGAACTACAGACACGTGTACAAGAAGGTTTCAGAGCTGTACAGGATGCTGACCCTGAAGTTAAACGGCAGATGCAAGAACTGTACGGTGTCAGCGAAGCAGGGTTGGCGGCCTACTTTTTGGACCCGACTAAGGCTGCACCGATTTTGACCCGTCAGGCTGAGGCTGCGAAGATTGCGGCACGAGCCAAAGAGCAAGGCAACATCCAGTTGCAGTTCGCTACCGCTGAGGAGATCGCGGCACGTGGGATTACAGCACAAGAAGCCCAAGCAGGGTTCACGGCTTTAGGTTTGCAAGAAGGTTTGTACACCGAAATGATGGGCGAACAGGCTTTGACCCAGCAACAAAAGGTTGGTGCCGCACTTGGCTACGATGTTGAAGCGCAACGTCAACTCGCTGAACGCAGAGGAACCCGCAAAGCGGCGTTCCAGGGTGGCGGCGGGTTTACTAAAACTACTGGCCAAACATCAGGTACCGTACAAACCGGTCTTGGTGTAGCCGAATAATTCGTATACTTGACAACCACCCTTAGTGGTCATATACTCACATCTATCCCATTAGGGATAACCGTCGGACCCCCCGATTTCGACGTGTAACACACGGGTGAGATTGCAGCCATTTTGACTCCTCTGGTCAAAGTGTGGGCAGAAGGAGTGGGTCATGTCAGATGCAAACTACGAGTTTGAGGAAGACGCTAAGGACCAGGTTGAACGGAATCCAGTACGCGCACAGCTTCGAAATCTTGAAGCTAAGAACAAAGAACTGGAAGCCAAACTGTCAGCAGCAACAGAAGCCCAACGCAAGTTGGCGTTTGTGGAAGCAGGCGTTGATATTAACGCACCTTCTTCACGCTACTTTGTTAAAGGTTACGAAGGCGAAATGACAGCAGAAGCGATCCGACAAGCCGCCCAGGAAGTGAATCTCATTGGTGCTACGCAAGTGAAACCGGAAGTTCAGGCAGAACAAAATGCTTGGAACAGGGTGTCAAAGGCAAAAAGTTTCGGTGATAACAGCGAACCTGAAGTGGATTGGAATACCAAAATCCGTAACGCCAAATCTCAAGACGAAGTTATGCAGGTATTGACTCAAGCAAGTCAGGCATCACAAAACATCTAGCCTCAAAGCAAGTCTTTGGGGAGAAAGACCTCAAAGGTCATGGCAATTACACAAGCAAGTTCACTATCAGTCGATCAGACAGCGTTTGATCAAATCGCATATTTCGCGCTTCGCGCAGAAATGCTTTTTGACGCTGCAGCAGACGTTCAACCTGTTGCACAATCAATGCCTGGTTCATCAGTTAAGTTCACGATTTTTTCGGAACTCGCTGACGCAACTTCAACACTCGCAGAAACAACCGATTTGACTCCGACAACAATGGCGGACAGTCAAGTTGAAGTTACTCTTGCAGAGTACGGCAACACAATTAACACGACAGCAAAACTTCGTGGAACTTCGTTCCTTGACGTTGATGCTGTTGCAGCCAACTTGATCGGTTACAACGCAGGATCGTCAATCGATACTGTTGTCGCTAACGTTTTGAAGGCTGCAACGAACGTGATTTACGGTGGTGGCGGTGCATCAACCCCAACATCGAACGCCACAGTTCAAGCAGAAGACATCATTGAAGCGAACGATGTTCGTATCGCTACAGCACAGTTGCGTGGTTCAAAGGCACAGTCATTCAACGGAATGTACATGGGTTTCATTCACCCAGACGTTTCGTACGATCTTCGCCGCGAAACCGGTGCAGCGTCTTGGCGTGACCCGCATAACTATGTGGATACAGCAGGAATTTACAATGGCGAAATTGGCGCATTTGAGTCAATTCGTTTCATTGAAACTCCTCGCGCACCATTGGATTTGACTGGTGGATCGGCTTCAACAGTTGACCTCTATCAGACAATCATCATGGGTCGTCAATCATTGGCGAAGGCACACTCGATCACAGACGGCAACGGAGCATATCCGAAGGTTGTGCGTGGTCCAGTAGTGGATTCGTTGATGCGTTTCAATCCGGTCGGTTGGTACTGGTTGGGTGGCTACGGAATTTTCCGTCAGGCAGCTATCCGTGTTCTCAACACATCGTCTTCACTTGGTGGCGCATAAACCCATCTAGTTGAAGTAAGTTAATAAATGAATGTAGGGCCAGGCAGTTCCCCTTCTGTCCTGGCCCTACTTTCGTATGGTGTATAGTGTCCGTGTGAGAGGTTCTTATGTCGATTTCTAATTATGCTGAAAACAAAATTTTGGAACATACCACAGGTAAAACTGCTTGGACTATTCCTACAAACGTGTATGTGAAGCTACATACTGGTGATCCTG